AATGACCTGATTAGGTTGAGCCTTAAGAGACGGAAAATCAGGATAAGAAACTTCGTAATAACTACTAAGTCTATGTTGAGTTCCTGGACTACGCATTTGGAATCCTTAATTGAGTTCCTGGAGTAAGTTCTTGAGGGTTTATAATCTCTGGATTAATATCTAAAATTCTCCACCACAAAGAAGGACTTCCTAAAAATTTTGTAGCAAGTAAATCTAAACGGTCGGTTTCAACCCATTCATATATAAAGTATCCTAAATAAGAAGTTGGATAATTTCTAAAAACTGTTAGATGGTATTCCTGTTTACCTGCATGCCAAGCCTTAAATAGAGTGCCATCAACATACCTGCTATCTAAAAAAATCATCGGTTATCCTCTGGTTTCAATCCCACGTCATTGTATCTTCCACAAGATAGGGATACTTGAGAAAGAACAGGAACCATTCGATCATTAAAAATAGTATGACTAACGTTTATTCCATTTAATCTAACCAAATATCTTAATCCATCTCCTAAAAATAACTCTATTTGAGATCCAATTAAGAATCCCCAATCAGCACTCTTACCATTTAGAATGGTTTGATGTATTGCATTTGGTCCATTGATAACTCTAAATAAGTATTCAAGATCGTACATAGTTCCTTTTTTATAAATGGTTTTTAAATCTTCAACTCTACTAAGAGTATTAACTCCTGAATAAGGATTATTTTCTCCTGGTGCTAATCCATTTTCATCTAAGAAATCCATATCTCCAATTCTGTTTAGTAACAAAGTAAAATCAATAGTGGACAATCCCACACCACTTATAGGAGCATATTGCAGTCTTTGTACACTAACTGGGTTTACATCCTCTAACATTCCCCAACCCATGTTTACTTCAGTTGGGTTATACAAAAACTTAAAACCATACATTGTTGAATCTTCTTTATATATTCCAGTCTTAAATTTCCACTCGGCACTCTTTGTAAGATCAAGAGGCATTTGTATAGTGCCTTTTGCAATAGACTCACCAAACATATTTCTAGCATCTGTGTAGTTTCCCGCCCCAGTAACACCTCGTTCAGTGCTTCCTCCTTGAGGAGAATCTTGTCTAAAGTATGCAGACTGAATCATTGGTAAGTTATATACGTACCCAGTAAAAGGTTGTGGTGCTGGTGGCTCTGGCGTATCTTCTGTAGCAGGTTTAATCTTTTTTTGTTTTTTATTTGTATCTGGCTTCGTAATCCCAGAGTCTTTAATAGACGCATTAATTACTGCTTTATTTGCAGCAACTAATCCCGCTACAATATTTCTACGCTCTGTATTTACTCTTGCTTCATCGTCTTTTAGTTTATCTAGTTTTACTTTTTGAGTATTATAGAGTGCAAGTCCTGTATCAACTCCAGCGGTATTACCAGCGGCTCGTGCTGCTTGTATGTTGGCAGATGTAATACTTAGGTCTCTCTCAGCGAGAATAATTAACCTTCTATATTCATTTATCTGTATTACTAAATTTGATAATTGATTTGATTTACGGGCTTTGTCTCTAGCAGCAGCGGCATCTGCCACGCCTTTTGCTCTAGCACTATTTCGTTCCGCAATGATTTGATCAATAGTTTTAACATATTGATTTGGATTACTATTTTCTCCAGGCATTATTTACCTCCCACTTCTTGAAGGTCTTTATCTTTTAACAAAATGTCTTTTACTTGTTTAGCCAACTTATTGGCTTCTGCTGCCGACGCATTGGCTAAATTAACAGTTATATTTACTGTTTTGTTTCCCATGCTAGCCGAAGCGGTGCCAGAGGTATGTTGTAGATATTTACCGCTGGTATACGTAGTCCACGGATTAAAGTTTGTTCCACCTTTAGAAATATCGTACGCAATTCTAGCGTTTATAAATGGATCAAGCAGACTTTCTGGACCCGTATAACCTATTGATTTATACTTTTTTAAATAGGCTTCGTTACGTTTAACTCCCATATTAGGATTACGTGGATCGTTGTTTTCCATATTAATTTGGAACAAACCATAAGACTTATCAAGACCTTGCATATTTTTTGCTCCAGGTCTTCCACCAGACTCAGCCTTTACAACCCCATATGCCGTGTTTAAAGATGCTCCACTAAAACCAGCATTTTGTAAAGTTTGTAATAATTCTGGATCCATGCCAGCAGTCATTGCTGTGCCTGTTTGTGAAGTCTGTGCCGCATTAGCAGGTGTTCCAAACATATTTCTTAATGCTTGTCCACCAAGATAACCAAGACCAGATAAAAGACCTCCAGCAATTGCTCCAGGAACTGCTCCGACTCCACCAAAGAAGGCTCCACCAACTCCACCTGCAGCAGCACCAATACCAACGGTGCTTAAAAATCCTTGACCAGTCGCACCTGATATAGCCCCACCAACAACAGGTATGCGTTTTGCAGCCATTGATAGTCCAGCGCTTCCAGCCGCTGCAGCACTGCCTCCAGCAATTGCAGAAGCACCAGCCTTAGCGGCTGCTCCTCCCAGCATAGTTCTAACACCTTTTGCTACTAATAAAGTACCCGCTGCCCCAGCAACTCCTCCAACAACTCCACTAATTGCGGATCCAGCATTTGTATTTGAAAGTCCTTGAACAAATCCTTTTGTCTTAAAAAATCCATCTGGCAATTTTTCTAATTGTGCATTTAATGCAGCCGCTGCATTTGCTGCTGATTCAAAGCCAGCAATCATTGGCTCAGTACCACGTTCCATCAAAGAAGTCATTGAGGTAGCAAGTTTCATCGGTGCATTTTGTGGATTATCAGGATTAAATGGTAACTTTCCTAAATCACCTATAGGTTTACCAGCGGCCATGCTTATAAGCATTGGTTCTAATATGGCCCGTTGTTCTGGAGAGAACATCTGCATATCTCTAGAACCAAATCCTTCTCGTAAATTTATTGCCATACTTTCAGCGCTTGCTTTTACTCGACCACCCATAGTCATACGGCTGAAGAGTTGTTGAGCAATTGCTTCTGTAGAAAGAGGTTGTCCTGTATTTGGATCAGTTGTATTTATACCGTATTGATAAAGTTGTGCTCCCATTCTTCCAGTATGTAACCCACCGATAGCCTGAGCAGCAGTAGCATTCTGCATTCCAAAGTAACGACCAACACCGCCTACTTCACGCATCATTCTATTAAATGAAGATGTTCCTGGCATAAAGTTATAACCTTGAGAGAGCATCGACGCTGCGGCTACATCATCGCCAACTCCAGTTATGCCACCACCTAATGCACTAAAGGTGGCTGCAGCAACTCCTGCACGGTTCATCATTCCACCAGTACGTAGTGAACTCTGATAGAAGCCAGTTGCACGAGATACGGTCATACCAAGATCTGGCATCGCACTGTAGGCTGCTCCTGCAAGACCTAATCCAAGTTGGACTCCAGCAACACCTGCAGCACCTGTCTTTGAATAGATCCAAGGCATTGCATTGGTGCTACTACCCGCAGGTGTACCACCTGCACCATTACTAAATTGAGCGTTACTACTTCCTAAACCTAATCCAGGACCCATGCCAACACTTGGCATCATTATGCGACTTACTGAATCTAGAGACTTTGTTGCAACTCCACCTATTCTTTTGAGAATAGATTCAAAGGCATTAAGTTTTTTTAGAGTCTGATCTAGACCAGCGTTTACATTGGAAATTTGCGATACGGGATCTTTAGCCATTACTCATCCTTTCGTATCGCACTCTTGCAACCTCTAGCCAGTTGCTTCTCTCTCTTTGAGATAAACCTTTTATCTCAGATAAAGACCATCCATCGTTGTACTCAGATAACGCAGACCATTCAGAGAATAATCTGGCGTAACTAATTACATTAGAATTGAAATAAGGATCCTAAATTAATAGGAACCGTTACCTCACTTCCTGTATCGGGGTCTGTAACAACTATGTCTTCAAACTGTGGCCCAGGGGCTCGTTTGTTTATTTCTTCAATAATCGTTCTACGATCAACAACGCTAAGCGCTTGCACTTGTGCTTTGCTGTATACAGGAGACTCTCCTATACGAACTAAAGTGTTTTCTAAAACAATAGTGCTTAGTTCTGCAGGAGTCTTATCTGCATTATTAATCATTTCTCTTTGAACAACTCCGTTGGGCAATTTTACTGTGTACTCAACGGCTTTACCTTTAACGGTAAACATTCGCTCATTTATAGGATCTGCTAGGAACTTAGTTTTAATGTCAGTGTTAAGATCAATCTCAACAAACTTCTGTTCGCCATCTGAGAATATTGGAAGTTTTGCTGTAGTTCCAAAGGTGGCTTTAATGATGCCAAGCAAAATAGCATCTCTATCGCCAACTAAAAGTTCATCCAATAACTTATCACTAGATGGTTCATTGCCAATTTTAACGGTTCCTAATTGTAAGATAGTTAAAATTGCTTTACCTAAATTGTTAGTTTTAGAAATAATCTCTTCATCTTTACCTGTTAGTTCACGAACCTCTGCAGTTCTGATGACCTCCCCAGCGGCGTTTATATAGCCGCCAGGAAGTTCAACAGTTGTATCTGAAGGAGATACGATTTCAGGCATTCTTTCTTTTGGCGTTTCAGTTAACGCCTTGTTTAACATTTGATTTGCTAATGCGGGGTTAGCCGCTGCACTAATGGTGTTCGTCATTGTTATCCTTTGTTAGATTAAACGGTAAATGCTGGTGCGCTAGTTGCTAGAGATGATGCAAAGTTGATATTGAATCCCTCGTGTACCAAGGTCATCTGTTCAACAAGTAAAGCATTATCACCAGCGTTTAGGTCTGAGTATGCTACAGCGGTTGGCCATGCGTTATAAACTTCAAAACGCATTGCTATGTGATCAGTTGCTGATGGAGTGTTCTGAGGAGTTTCACCCGCTGATGGAATTGGATGAGACAGTACTTGAATCTCTAAGTTGCAACGGAAGTTCTGCTCTTTACCACGGGTAGTTCCTCCACCTTGTACTGTAGCAAACAGATTTCGCATCCACTCATAGTTTTGATTAGTTCCAAGAATTACACCACGTTGTAATGTAATCGGAGCAAAGGTTGTTTGCCCTGGAATCTGGTGAACAGTGGTGTTGTATCCACCTTCACGGTAAGGAATAGAGTCGGTTGTAACCGCCATTCCAGAGATTGATGTAAACCCAAAAGTAGTGGCTGCAGCCAAGTTTGTTGTTGCAGTACTTGCTGTTGGGATAGGTTTAAACGTAACTAAAAATCTAAAGTTACGTAATGGATCGGTAATTAAACTTGACCGATTATTAATGATTGTAGGCATTTATTTATTATCTCCTTCGGATTAGTTCAGCGTCTTTTGGCTGAGGTCGATGACGATGAACTCTGCTGGGTATTGAAGAGCAACACCAACTTGAATGTGAACTTCACCATTTGCAATATCTGCATCTGAGTTGTTCTCTGCATCGCATTTTACAAAGTAAGCCTGCGCTTGAGTTGCCCCACGCAGACCGCCTTGATTGCGATACTCACTTAAGAATGACCCAATATTAGTATTAATACGGGCCCACAATCTTTCGTCATTATTTTCAAATAATGCAAACTCTGTTAGGTTCTTTAGATTCTTACGAATGTAAATTAAAGAACGTCTCATGTTTACATACTTGTTTGCAGTTCCATCTTGCTTTAATGTACGAGCACCCATTACAGAAAGACCAGCACCAGGAATTTGTCGAATTGGATTTACTGGAGAAGTACTTGCATTCATAGCATCTAACTCTGAAGATGTAAATGTTTTTTCTACAGAGACGATTCCTAGTACTGGAGTTGAAATACCAGCAGGGGCTTTAAATACGCCACGGCTTGCATCTGTTGATAGGTAAAGACCAACTACTGCGCCAGTAGGCTCAATAAGACGAAGAGCACCACTACTACGTCCTAGTGGATCAGCGATGTACACGTTTGGATAATAGACAGCAGCATTGCTTGTATCTGTAAGAGAACCAGCAAAAGAAACAGCATTTGCTGCTGTTAAATCTGGATCAGTTCCAATTACAACAAAGCCATTATTGTCTTCCGCCCAAGATGTTGCAGCATCAAATACTGCAACTGTTCCAGATGCTAATGCATTTGCAACAGGTAGGAATATTACTAGTGGACGGTCAAGAGAAGTAAATCTCTGAAACACTGAAGAACCACCAGCCTTGTAGTTGGTGTAATCAGTAGATGCTGTAGCAGTTCCATTTGAACCACTTGTTAGTGGATAGGTTGCTAGAGTAATAGATGCACCAGCATAACCACCAGCAACAGATACTGAGATGTTTGGTGAAATAATGTTAATTACTGTTGGAGCATAATCACTTGATGCTGAATCATCAAAGACAATATTTTCATATCTTTCTAATAAAATATCATCGTTAATGTCATTAGCAATGCCTGACTCTTTATATAGAGTTAAGGTATAAGTGCTTGCTACAGAACCCGCAGTTAATACAACACGAAGGTTGTTACCATCTGTTCCAGCGTTCTTTGAGGTAACAGTAGCAGCAGTTGCACCGCCACCATCTGTTAAGTTCCTAGAAGCAGCAACAGCGTTAGACGCAAGCAGACGTTGAACATATAGTTCACGTCCACCATTAGCAAAGAATGAACCAACCTGGAAGGTGGCTGGATAGGTTGCGTTGTAACCTCCGAAGTACTTGGTAAATTCATACCAAGAATTAACAAGGGTTACTGTTTCTGGGCCTTGTGCAAAAGGTGCAACAACTGCGCCAGCAGCATTTGCAGTAACTCCACTTGGGAGTACTGGTGGTAGTAGGCGTTCACTTATGTAAACACCTGGACGGCTATAAGCCATTTTTTCTCCTAACTAGTTTGGGGGAGGGACCTTATGGTGCCGATTGAGTGTACGAATCGATGGTAGTGAACTGAGAGCGATCTATGATCTGACTTCCAGTTGTACCTGTGACGTTTATTTGCAACACTTTGTACAGATTATTGTATGTTTCAGGCGCAATCTCAGAAGAGACACGAACTGTCATAGCATTTACAAATAGTCGTTTTCCTTGTTCAGTAATATCTCTCTTAGATATATCAAGAACGTCTAAACGACGAGTAGTTCCAAATACAGTATTTGGCCCTGTGTTTAACACAGCAAACCGTAGTGGAACTTTTGTAAATAACAATTGAGATAAAATTTGACGATCATGACGTGGTTGACGAGAGTATGAAGTAATTTGATAATCAATATTTACAGGAATTGGATAGTTAATTTCCCAGTTATGTTCATCATTATCCCAAGCAGTGTTTTCGCCAATGACTGTTGGGTTAGTTAAATACGCTGGCTTTACCTTGCCTCTCATAGCACGAGAGAAGTCTTCAGAAATATCGACCATATCAATAGTGATGTAAGGGTATGACTGAGCACGAATTTCCTGGTCAGGTTGTCCAAACCAGACTCCTACTTTTCTAGTAGTACCTGGTGTAGCAGTGCCACCTGAAGCAACGCTTGCAATGTTTGCATTTGTTTTTGCATATTTAAATGTAGTAGGAGTTGGAATTAAAGTAATGTTGTAGGTGCCATTGAAGGCAGTTGCAGTACCAGCAATAGTAACTGTGTCTCCAACTTCAAAGCCATGTTCTGTAGATGTAGTTATTGTAACTACATTAGAACTAAGCGCTCTATTTGTAATAGTTTTTGCCGTAGCAGAAGAAGCCTTCTGATCTGTAACAGTCATCTCTTTTAACAAATCTCTTAATGCTTCATCTTCTTCTAAGAGAAAAGTCATAGGTAACCATCCATATGCTGCATGGTGCGGGCTAACATAAACTTCTCAGCCTCTTGTTGACGATTGTTAAAGCGACGCATAGCAGCAGTTGGTTGAGTATCTGGAGTTCCGTACTCAAGATTTAAGATCTCTGTCTTGTGGGTTGGGTTGCCATGAATAGTAAAAGCGCCATCAGAGTGACGTACATGAAGGTTTCTTACAATTTTTTCAGGCCAACCTGATGCCCTAGCCTCTGATCGTAAATGAGCGCCCATGAACCGTGTAGTTTCTACACTGGCTTTATTTAAAGACTCTCTGGCTTTTTTTAGGTAGGTCACTTCTTTTTCTTCGCTTTCGCTTTTGCTTTGGAAGCAACGTAGACAGCACCAGCAAGATAGGCTGCGGTTGTACCTGCAATTAGCGATGCGATAGCGGGACGCTTTTCTGTAGGGCGGAATCCAAACACACCCCGAATAAACTCTTCACGTTCGCCTTGATTATTAATCTCAGCGGCTTGTTCGTACCAAGGCTTGTAAGCCATAATAAATAACCCCTTTATCGCAACCTGTGGGAACAGTATTCAGGCACCGCAGCGGTGTTCTGATATAGCAATGATAAAGAAGAAAGGCCCCTTTCGGGGCCTAACTACTTATTTCTTTTTATCGATATTAGACGATTTTCTTTTTCTTCTTCTTCTTTAGCGCCTTAAAATCTGCGCCAGTAATTTTATCAGCAGGCTTTGCAGCGTTAGCAATCTTCATCTGCTTAGGGCTTAGTGACTTCTTCATTACTTACCTTTCTGGCAAGTGGAACACTTGCACTTGCAGTTTTTCATGTCGCACTTAAGAGCCATTATTTTTTGTCCTTCTTCTTCTTATCTGTCTTCTTCTTAGCATACTTCTTATTAGCAGCGGCTAGAGTCTTCTCTCCATGCTTGTTCTTAGGCTGCATACAGCCACAGGTAGCGCACATTATTTACCCTTTGGCTTTGGCTTGGCTTTTGGACCCTTACCGAATCCTGGCTGACCCTTTTTCTTACCACATCCACATGTTGCACACATTGGCTTTTCCTATCTATGTCTTGCCGTTTTTTTGGCAATTGTTTTTGGTTGTTTTACAAACTGCTTTCCCTTGCTATTGCCTTCTGCTTTAGCACGGTTGGTAGCAGCCTTTTCTGAAGGAGTAAGAGTATCCCACGCTTTGTCTGGTAGGTAACGCTTTTTACCTTTAGATTCTTTGCCATCTGAAGTGCGCCATTTTTCATTGCCCCACTTCTTCAGGGATTGTTGTGATTTTGCAAGAGCCATCTTAGTTCTTGTAACCTCCGCCTGACTTCTTATACTCAGCAGCAAGAAGTTGAGCCTTACGAGCAGACCATTCTCCTGGATCTCCGCCCTTAGTTCCAGCCTTTATCTTTTTAAATAAACTCTTACGCATTCCAGGCTTAGTGTAATTACCAGCCTCATTTACTTTTGACTTTGGTTTTGCTGCTTTTTTTGGCACTCTTAACTCCTCCACTCTTTGGTACACAGTTAGGAACTCTCTTACCATTCTTCATCTTAAAACCTTTTTGAACGTAACCTTCCCAACAAGCCACTAGCAATCCCACTTTCTTAGTGCTAGTGCTTTACGAGTTGGCTTGCCATTCTTTTCCATAGGTCCTGGCATTCCACCCATTCTTGCACAGAATGATTTACGACGGGCTGCAGACTTCTTAGACTTCTTTGCTTGCTTAGCAGATACAGGTGGCTTTAATGTTCCGCCAGTCTCACGCTTGTATGATGCACGACCTTTAGCATTTAATCCACCCTCTGGATTTTTGCCTTCCTTACGTTGCCACGCTGCTGTCTTTGCCATTATCTTCCCTGACTTCTATGAGCATTGCTCTTGTGGAATTTCTGCACGGCCTTTACGCCTTGCTTTATGGTTTTTGATCCACCTTTTTTTGTGAGGTTGATTTTATCCCACTTACCTTGATTTGTATTAGTGTGATCAACAATAACGTCGCCCTTTTTATTTTTAGAAACTTTATGAACTACCCTGGCTTTCTTTCCAGGAATACCAGTAGTAAGAGTTACTGGCTTCTCTTCCTTCTTCTTATCAGCCATCAGGTCACCGACTTCTTATGTTTATAACGAATTGGGGCTTTAGGCTTTCTCACTATGCCGCCCTTCTTTCTCTTTAATCTGGCACCACCAGCCTCATATTTACTCTCAGTAACATTTGTTTGAATATTTTTTTGTGGCTGCTTACCAGCCCTTGCTCCGATGTTCCTGCGCCGTCTTGCCATTACTTACTCTTTTTCTTCTTTGACATTCCCGCTTCGCTCATTGCAATAGCAACAGCCTGCTTCTTTGATTTAACAACTGGGCCTTTACCAGGACCCTTCTTACCACTATGAAGTTTACCTTCTTTGTACTCCTTCATAACCTTTTCAACTTTGCCTTTTGCTTTTTTAGTTGCCATCATCATCCTCTTCTATTTGGTCATCTAATTCTACCGCATCAAACTCAAAGAGAGATGGGTCTAATAACTCCTCAAAATTTCCCAAGGCTAGTTTGCGTATGCTTGGAACTGAGGATCATTTACTAACTCCTCTGAGTTGACTAGGTTGCAGTCTATAGTTACTACTGAATAACGTTCGGCGTATCTTCCACGAGGCAAGACTCTTGTAGGTACAAATACCTGATCTTGAAATACCACACGATCCTTAATGTGTTGGTTTGGATCAGTTACCATTGCTGGAATAAGTCTGTTTATATCTGCTACAGAAACTACGAGGCGCAGAGTATCTACTACGTAGAATCCTCGTTCATTCATTATGTTTGTACCACGAATTAACTGAGCCAAAATTACAGGCAAATCAAATGGGTCATTCCATCTACGACCTTTAGTAGGATCTTGATTTGATACATCATAAACTGGATCTACATAGTTTGCGTAGTCTGCAGCAAGGGCTGCATCATCCCAAGTCCACCAGTCAACAATAGTTCCAATAGGGTCACGAAGTTCGTCAACCATGCCCTCATCCATAGAGAGGGTTTCAAACCCTATCTTAAATCGTCCTTGGACTTTAGAACCACGCATAGTGGAGATTATCCCTCAAACTAACGGTGCAATCTGCCCCAACTAACTTTGTCCCACACTCTTTCGTGGAAATAGTATAAAACAAAGTTAATGCCATTAGTTAGTACTGTTCCTGCGCCTGCTAATTTAGCCTCGCCAGTCAAAGCATAAATACAAACAAAAGTAACAAAGACGGCTACTACTCTCCAAGTAAGGGCTTTAACTAAAGACCTAGATTTAGCAATTTTCATAGCAATAAATCAGGTCGCTTGCCAGCAACAATTTCTACTGCTGTGCCATTCCAATAAATCTTGCCATCGCATGCTATGTTCATCTTTCTTTCACCGTCAACAAAACTGGACTCACCGTAGACATAACCATTAATTTCAAGTTGACTTGCCAGTTTTTCACCTTCGTCTGTAATTATTCGCCAAACTAAATCTCCATTGCCTACTTTGGTGTTATAACGAATTTGAAAATGTTTATTTGATTTAAAAAACCACTTCTTAAACTTCTCAATCATTATTATCCTGCCTTTGGTTAGTGCGGTTAAGAATCCACGTTAAACGAGTTGAGGCGGTTGTTTGAAATGTAAAAGGAAAAATAGAGTGAATAAAACAAACAACGGCTGAAAATAAAAGAGTAGCCACTATGAGCCACGCCTCTACCATGTGCTTAAAATAGTTTTCGTGAACTAATTTAAGGTGTTTCATAAACCCAGTTCTTTGCGTTTCTGAGTAGCGCTAATAACCTCAATTTCATCCCCCAACTTAACTTGTTCTATTTTGTATCCAACATCTCTACCATATACTATGTTTGTTATATTGGGTAATCTAATAACCATCGAGTCTTTCATTTCAGGTTCTTTTTTAATGTAATTTTTTACTTCAGAAAAAGTTAAAGGATCTTTACTGCTAGTTTTGTAAGTATTCCTTACCCCTATCATTACTTGAGGAGTTCTATTTTGTGCCTCAGAATAAAGAGCCGAGTGTCCTTCATGCCATGGTTGATATCTTCCAAGCATTAATGTAGTTGGTTTTTTCCAATCATGTAACCCACTTTTCTGAATAATTAACTCTATAGCATCTTCTAGTGTCATGTCTAAAGTTAGACGTACATCCCACTCTGTAGGATTTACCCAAATATCGTTTGTATCTCCATACCTGCTTTCAAATAATCTGTCTGCCCAAATTAATAGATCTGGTTTACCAAATGCTTTTCTTGTTTTTTCTGTAGGACAAACAAAATCAACAATGACTACTCTACCTTGTGCTCTTAAAAGACGGGCAACTGCTCCCAATCTTCTAGAATTTTCTTGTCTATCTTCAGGTGAAAATTTTAAATCTTTATTTAAATCTGATCTAACCTGGTCAGCATTTAAATGCACAGCATCTATGTGTTCCATAAGAGCCTTAGCCAAGGTTGTTTTCCCTGCACCTGGTAGTCCTATAATTTGTATAATCATTTTGTTCTCCTTATATGTGATTTGGATCTGTAATTTGAGTTTCTCTTTTAGAAGTATCTATTTTTCCAGCAGACTCTATCACCCAGTTGGGCATGATATCAAATAAAAGATGAATCCTATCTGAGTCACCTTTGTTAGAAACTGAATGAACACGGTTATTGTTTATTTCCCAGCATTCTCCAACTTTCATATTTATAGTTTCATCAGATATTTTAAATTCTACTTGTGGATTTGTTATTATAGGAATATGAAATCTTCTAATAAGGTCTAAGTAGTCTCCACCATCAGCATGTGGTTCAACTTCTTTTCCTTTTGGTAATAAAATAAATAAAGTTTTTCCTACTTTTCCATTTACATTTATTTCAAATTCGCTAATAATTGGATAAATTAAAGACCACATTTTAGGATCCGTGTCAGTAAATCTTGGTTTATAAACATCTCCAAATCTAAAGTTTGTTGTTTGTACAAAATGGTATGAGGTCGTTGCACTATGCATTGGAAACATTTTTTGTCTATTAGTATTTATACCCCACTCATTATTGTATTTTAATACGTGATTTTGAATAGCAGACACATCAAAAATTTTATGTAATTTAAAATTAAATAATTCTTGTTCTTTATTTGACACTTTATTTATCGACATTATTTTTCCATATATTCATATTTGAGTATTTTTTTAATATAGAATCACTAAAAATTTCTGAACCTTTTAGTTGAGATGGAATGATACTTGGACTTACAAAATGAGTAAGAGTGTTTTGATTTACTTTATCGTCACGATCTATTTCAAGTTTTTGAATGTTATTTAAATCATGGTTAAAAGGTTCTTCTTCTAAAAAGAAATACAAATCTTTTAAAGTTTGTTCTGGAGAAGTTACTAAGTCCTCGTAGTCAACAAAGTGCACATATTTTTTATACTCTTCTTTTAATCCTGTTCTAACACAGAGCATACTAAGATCTAAACTTGAATTAGTTCTACTAAGAAACTCCGCAATCAAGTCATACCGTGGGAGATCTTTAATATAGAGATGTTGATTTTCTATTTCATATTCAATATCAGCCAAACTTAAATTGATGTATGAGGCTAATATATCTACATAGTTTCTAACTGTAAAAATTATTTTTGGATTAGGAGTTATGTAGTTAAGTATTACATCTAAATTAGGTGGAGTTAACCAATACTTTTCCCTATCAAAAATTATAGGCTTATTTATATCATAATAAAAATTGTCCATATAATTGTTTAATATATACTTTGTTCTTTCACTATTTTCTTCATTTCTTAATCCAGTTGCATCTTGTAATGTTAAGGTTAACCTATACATCTGTTCGCATACAGGGCTAAGTGGACTACTATAAATCTTAGGATTTTGATTTAATAAAGCAGAAAGTAATGTGTTACCAGACCTAGGCATCCCAGCCAAAAAATAATAAGTTTTGTTATTCATTTTACCACTTATTAATTGGACAAGTAGCATTTAGTAAACGTGTTTTTAACACCATAAAACATTTGCACTCGCTACAAGTTTTAGTTATTTGAATAAGTTTAGGACAAGATAAACATATTGAAAATCTTTCTTCTTGTATCTCGTCAGAAACTTTTGGTATATTTGGATTCATTAAATCCCAGGGTCTAACAGGTTTAATATTTGGTTTATCCATTATTTGTATTCTTTTCTATTCCAATAGGTTCTTTTGTATGCATCAAAAAATTTACTAGCAATTAATTGTGTAGCATTTATATTTTCTTCTAAAGTTTTTTCATTACCATAAGACATTTTCCAAGTCTCTCTTTTAAAAGGAATAATTTGAGCAATTGGAGTTCCAGCCAAGATCGTACCCTCAAATTCTGGGTTGTTTAAAACAAACGGAAAATTAATATTTGCAGTATAAGTATCCGTATCTACAATTCCTGGCAAAATAGTAAACACAGATTCTCTATGTAATGGTTGTGTAATAAAACAAGAGTACCCTGCAGGCGTTTTTATACCCCAAGGATTAACCCATTTTGGATAATCTATGTTGGGAGTAGTGCTATTTGTCATTTTTGCGGGATGTAATTCTCCTTGCCAATATGGGTGCATTTCAATTGTAGGACCACTTGACCATTGATAATAAGGATGTAGTTCACCATTATCTAAGAGACGTTGTGAAACGTATACGTCAGAATGACTGTAAATTATGTAACCGCTAGTAATAGCATCAAAAATTGGAATACATTTTTTTATAGTACTAGGAGTTTTTAAATCTTGCCCTATTCTTTTTTTTTCACCGTCTTTGTATGAAAGGGTGTTTTTGTACCACTCTGGTATATGTTTACTTGCAGGGGTAGGGTAGTATTCTTTAGGAATAGGAATACGATTTATAAAAACAATGTTTTTCATGATCAAAACCTTACTATAAAATAGGGGTTTATGTCAAAAAGTTATACTTTGGGAACCCAATTTACAACAGACTCATCCCACACATACTCGGTTTCATTGGGAGTAGTATCATACTTATTAGGATCTTCTAACCACCACTTTCCCTCTTCCATTTCAGTATCTGATTCTACATCTATAACTGGGTAAGGCACGGGAGCAATCCATTGAAAAAACTCGTCTAATATCCAAGAAGGATAAGGTTTGGGTAAAGTAAATACTGCACCATCCCATGAAGCCCCTACTTGAGCATTAACACTGTCTCCCAATATAATTTCATCACCATTGTATTTATTTTTTAATTCTTCTAAATACTCAGAAGTTGGGTCTAGTAAAACTACGGTTTGAACAACAATTCCGTTTAGAATTATAGCGTAACTTTGTTCTTCCATAAATTTCTCCTTTTTTTATTTTCCGTACACAAGAACTCTGCCACTGCCGCCAGCACCAGCACCGCCACCGCCAACAGTATGACCACCGCCACCGCCACCGCCGCCACCCGAAGTACCTGCTTGGCCAGAACCACCTCCATTTCGAGTTGAGCAGTTATAATAACAAGTATTTGTACCGCCACCGCCACCGCCATTGCCACCGCCGCCTGCACCGCCAGCACCGCCGCCGCCACCGCTATTACCAAGTGTAAAATTTTGTGTTGCGTAATCTCCGCCACCGCCACCGCCACCGCCAAATTGAATAGTTCCAATTTGATTTATTCCAGTAAAGACCACGGTGCCACCAGCATTGCCAGCCTGACCTGGAACGCCATTAAATCCACTAGCCCATCCTGGAGTTCTACCAACCCCGCCATTACCACCAGTTCCTGCTGCATTACCAGCAATTTTAGTTGAAGCATTACCAGTGCCATTACCGCTAGTTAAAAGGCTTCCAAAAGAAGTAGCACCACCAGCACCACCAATAGTTACTGAGAAAGAATCCCCAGCAGTAACTGATTGATCTTTAAATCCGTATATAGCACCGCCAGCACCGCCTTTACCGCCACCGCTACCGCTACCAGCGTTACCTGCAGTTCCTCCGTTTACAACTACAACAGCAAGTTTAACTTTACCAGTAGGAACTGTAAAGGTAGTTGATGAGTTGTAAGTATTAAGCAATTCGTATATTGGTTGAGGAACAGTGTAAGAAGCCGAAGCATTTGATGCTGGACCCTCTAACCCATCTACGTTTTTTGGAGTTGCAGTAAACGTATATGTACTTAGTTCATCAATTCCATTATTTACTAAACTTGTTAAATTTACAGGGCTTGTTCCAGTTACGTTTGCACCACCTGGACTTGCTGTAATTTTGACGGTAGTTGTTGTGCCACCAGTAGCAGCAGCCACAACAGTAGCAGTTGGAATAGTTCCACTTTCGCTTGTCATAGTTATTGATACAGGTTTGTCTGGAATATCTGCTATTTTTGTAGCAGCAGCGGATGCGTCGTTGTACTTCTTACCAGTTAAATTAGAGTCGCTGGCCTTACGTATTGCCATTAGGAGATCTGACTTCCGTATGCTGAGAATGACATAGTTGCAGTTGATCCATAGACACGAATACGATCACCAGCAGCAAGAGTTAATCCTACAGTTAGGATAACTGAGTCTGAGGCTGCAACTGTTGCGCCATAGACAATCCAATGCTTTGCAGTTGCGCTTGAACTAGCGTCTGCAGAAGGCTGAACAGCAATGCGATAAGTTGCAGAGGATCCTGCTTGGTTTGCAATTACTAATGAGGAAACAATTGTCTCAACACCTGTTGATGTATATAGGGTTCCTTCGGTAGTAGCACCAAGTGTTGCTGTGTCTACTTGACCTAAAATTTTATATGCTGTTGCCATGTGACTCCTTAAATAAGGTACTTATAAGGTACCTAAGTAACACTTATTTGTACTGGTAAACAGGTAAAGGTTAATTGGTACATGCTGGTTATGTGGGCTAAAGTGTTCCCATGAATTTGGTGCATACATCAGTATCTCAAGGGGGCAAATTAGCGCCCCTAATTCTACCCCACTCAACTACCTCTGGTATGGGCTTAATGAACCCATCAATTTTTGTTGATGATGATGGGGATATTCTCGTAAATATTAGGCATGTAAATTACACCCTCTATCACTCCGAAAAAGATCAAAGATTTTTTAGTCCTTGGGGACCACTCTCCTATCTACATCCTGAAAAAGATCAACGGCTAGTTACGACCAACTATCTAGGTCGTCTTGATAAAAATTATAATTTGATAAATTTTACTGAAGTTGATTACTCTAAATTTAATGTACCTCCTATCTGGGAGTTTGTTGGTGAAGAGGATGTCCGCATTACTCAGTGGGATGGTAACTACTACCTGATCGGGGTACGGCGTGATACCACGCCCAATGGGCAAGGTCGCATGGAGTACTCTAAAATTGAATTAGATAAAAAGAATTGGACAGCCAAAGAAGTTCAACGAGTTCGTATCCCGCCTCCTGTAGATGTTACGTCCTACTGTGAAAAGAATTGGATGCCGATTCTTGACAAACCTTATCATTTTGTTAAGTGGGCTATGCCTACCGAAATTGTTTGGGCTAATCCTGATAAGTCTGAATGTAAGCAGGTACTAGTAAAAGAAACTCCACCAATTTCTCCTGATCAACGTGGTGGTACAAATGTAATTGCTTGGGGCGATTACTATATTGCTTTTACTCATGAAGTAAAATTATGGAAAAATTATTTAAATCAAAAGGACTCTATTTACAGACATCGAATGATTGTATGGGACAAAGAATTTAACTTTGTTGGTATTACCTCTTCCTTTTCATTTTTAGATACGCCTATTGAATTCTGTGTAGGTGCTGCAATCATAAAGAAGAATTTGGTTTTAACTTTCGGTGTACAAGATAATTGCGCCTTTGTTCTTGAGGTCCCTAAGAAGGTTGTCAACGGAATGATTACGGAGGCTATGTCTTATGGACGTTAAAGAGTTGACTTTAAAACTGGCTGAGAATCCAGTTGATGTTGAGAATAATTTTAATCTTGCTATCGCCTACGAAGAACAACTGCAATACGCATCGGCTGCTGGATTTTATTTAAGGGCTGCTGAGTATGGGTATAAAACACACCCTCTAATTACCTACACCTCTCTGTTAAAGATGGCGTTGTGTTGGGGTGCTCAAGGAGATAGAAATCGAACCATATACAACAACATCATGCAGGCTATTACTTATCTACCAAATAGACCAGAGGCATACTTTTTGCTCTGTAGAATTAAAGAACGAAATAAGGAGTACCAAGAGTGCTATACCTATGCTGAACTAGGTCTGTTGTTTGCTACTACTACCTATAATCAGCCACTGCCAGGGTATGTTGAATACAACGGCTCATACTGTTTACTATTTGAGAAGGCTGTTGCTGGTTGGTGGATTGGGCGTAGAGATGAGAGTAAGATTCTGTTTGAACATCTGTTAGATAATTATGAGATGTCTCAAGAGTATGTGAATGGATGTCTTAACAATATGAAGTTGTTCAACTAATGTTTCCTAATTGGTTTAAAGATGTAGAGAAGTACTTCAGACATGTGCCAAGTGTTCCACTTCGTGCACTGCAGATCGGCACCTACACAGGAGACGCCACGCAGTGGCTCCTTAATAATCGAGAGATCGAATATCTAGATGATGTGGATACGTGGGAGGGTAGCGAAGAAGTCGCCCATGAATCTTTGGATTTTGTTTCAGTAGAGGCTTACTACGATTCAAGATTCCCAAAGGATGGAAGAATCTTAAAGCACAAGATGACCAGTGATGAGTTCTTCTTAAAGGGCGCTAGTTCATATAACTTCATATACATAGATGGCGACCACACCGCTCTGCAGACCGCTATAGATGGCTTGAATGGCTTTAGGCACCTGGAATCAGGTGGGGTGATGGCATTTGATGACTACCTCTGGAATTATGGCGGAGGAGAGTACAGAGAGCCTAAGAGGGGCGTGGATTGCGTTCTTAACCTCTGTAAGGGCGAGTACACAATGATTGAGTCTGGTTATCAGGTATGGATTGAGAAGTGCTAGATAACGCCTGCTTTGAGGTCTTTCATACTGATACTGGAAATGAATTAAGGAACAAATCTTACGAAGGCATTTTAAAATCTATGTCATTCTTGCCTCGTCTTGGTTCTGAGACCGTGTATTTAAATACAACCGAAAAAGCAACAGAGTTCTTAAGTAAGAAACCTGAATTTAAAGTAAACACTGTTACCGACTTCTGTAAGCCAGGAGAGACCTTCCCACCAAGTTCTGGAGTTGTAGGAGTTTGGGCAAGTAATTACTTGGCGTATAAAAAGTTTTTAGAATCTAAATACGACACATTAATTATTTTTGAAGATGACATAGTAATAAGTAGAAATTTTAAAAATATTGCAAATATTTATATGAGTGAACTTATGCCTGTCTGGGACTTCTTTTCATTTTTTGTTCCTGATGATTCTTTGTTTGCTTACAATCCTTTAGAACACGATGTGTATCAAGACTATATATGTCTTTCATATCAACAGTGGTCGTGTGCAGGATATGCTGTAAGCAGACGTGGTGCAGAAAAAGCAATAAAGGATGTTGAATCTAAAGGAATTAATTGCCCTATAGATTGGTATATTTTTAACTTTAGAATGAAACAAGAAGAAAACCAAATAAAGTTTAATACGTTTACGGTAAAACCGCAGATATATAAACCTATAAAGTTTTTACAAGCAGCAGCGCAGTACAGTCAAATACATAACGGTAGTACAGAACTTTTTTAGTTACATTCCACCTAGCATTAAGACATCAGCAACAGTAGCACTGCCTGATGGCGAAGTGCCTGCAGTTCCCTGTGATCCAATTGTTCCTTGTGTTCCTTGAGTACCAGCACCAGTTGCTCCTTGAGTTCCATCAGTACCTTGTGAACCAAGAGTACCTTGGGTACCTACAGTTCCTTGGGTTCCATCGGTTCCTTGGGTTCCTTGAGATCCAACTGTTCCTTGAACGCCCTGTACTCCTTGAACGCCCTGAGTTCCTTGAGCGCCTGTATCACCCTTGTCACCAACACGAGCAAAGGTTACGTATACATTGTCATTATTAATGACTGACAGAGTTCCTGTTACATGAGCAACTGGGACGTTAAAGTATGCTCCACCACTTTCGTGCGTATGAGCACCAGTAATTTGAAAGAATGCAAAACTGTTTGCGTCTCCAACTTCGGTAAACTTGATAGTTCCTTTAATTCCAGAGGTTGAGTCATCAATTGTTTGTAGTAGTTGTGAAATGTCATTTGAAGCAAAATCAAGGTTGTCTATGTACAACGCAGTTGCACTAGAGATAGTTGCATTATTAAATTTTAAATTTCCACTACCTGGATCAGTATTTTCTGTATTAGTTAAGAAATTATATTCATGAGTTTCTCCACCAAAGTTTCCTGTAGCACCCTGAGTTCCAAGTGTTCCTTGAGTGCCTTGAGTTCCCTGAGTTCCTTGAGATCCTAAAGTACCTTGAGTTCCATCAGTTCCCTGCGTGCCCTGAGTGCCCTGAGTGCCTTGAGTTCCTTGAGTGCCTTGAGTTCCTTGAGTTCCTTGAGTACCTTGAGTTCCATCAGTTCCCTGCGTGCCCTGAGTGCCTTGAGTTCCTTGAGATCCTAAAGTACCTTGAGTTCCCTGAGTTCCCTGAGTTCCATCAGCACCTTGTGCACCAACAGTCCCTTGCAATCCTTGTACACCCTGTACGCCTTGTACGCCTTGTACGCCTTGTACACCTTGTACTCCTTGAGTGCCCTGTACACCTTGTACTCCTTGAACACCTTGAATACCTTGAAGACCACCATATGCAAGAGAGTTCCAAGCAGTTGATCCGTTACCAACTTTAAATTTACCAGTATCTGTCTCTGTTCCTACTTCACCAGCAGCAAGTGTTGGATTATTTGATGTCCATTGCGATGCAGTACCTCTACGAAGTTTGATTGTTACTGACATTAGACTACTCCTCCACCATCATAGGAACTTGTGTATACATCACTGCCACCTGCTTCGTCTCCTCCATCGGCTACACCTGTTACGGTGTCAGAACCATCAACTTCATCCCCACCCTCAACTATATCTGCAGAAACGTTTGTTGTAATTTCAAGCCACTCAACCCCATCAAATACATAGACATTTCTTGCTTCTGTATTGTAATAGATATCTCCAACGTACCTACCTGTAGGTTGAGTTCCTACGGCAAGTACGTTGATAGGTACGAGGGCTCTTTTACTCACGTATTAAGCCTTTACTACGACCCGATAAGTTTCACCTGATTGTGGAGCCACTGCAAATCCGATAGTTACAGCAGATGTAGTTGATGCAATTACATCAGTAACTACCTCGTTATAAGTAGCATCTTGTACAGTTACTAACACATCTCGTGTTCCAAGATTGTGTGTAATTGTGAAAGTTGTTGCTGAATATGGAGATACTGGAGTAATAGTCTCTGCGTGAGTTCCAAGTTGACCAGAGGTACCTTGAGCACCCTCTGTTCCTTGGGCGCCAGTAGTTCCTTGAGCACCAGCAACACCGACAGCACCAGATAGATTTACTGTCCATGAAGCGTATGTTCCAGTACCAACTTTGCTGGTTTTATTAAATGCAAGGGCGCCAGTTCCAGAGTTGTAAGAACTTACAGTACCGTATTGAATGTTAGAGACATCATATGCAACAGTGATGTCTTGACCAACAGAGTAATCAACTGCTAGATCTGTAACCGTAATTGTTTGAGAACCAGAAGTTCCTAATGTAAATGATGTTGTAGAGGTTGTGGAGTACTTATCTCCATCAAGACCAGATGTACCTTGTGCACCAACAGTTCCCTGTGCACCTACTGTGCCTTGAGTACCTTGAGCACCTTCAGTTCCTTGAGAACCTACAGTTCCTTGTGAACCCACTGTGCCTTGAGCACCTACTGTGCCTTGAGCACCTACAGTTCCTTGAGAACCTAACGTACCTTGAGTACCTTGAGTACCATCAGTACCTTGAGAACCAAGAGTACCTTGGGTACCTACAGCACCTTGAGCACCGACTGTTCCCTGTGCACCTACTGTGCCTTGGGCTCCATCAGTACCTTGAGTACCTAGAGTTCCTTGAGTTCCTTGAGAACCAACAGTTCCTTGAACTCCTTGAGCACCTTCAGTTCCTTGTGTGCCTTGAGAACCAACTGCTCCTTGGGCTCCATCAGTTCCTTGGGTTCCTTGAGATCCAACTGTTCCCTGTGTTCCCTGTGCACCTACTGTGCCTTGGGAGCCTAGAGTTCCTTGAGTACCTTGTGCACCTACCGTGCCTTGTGCACCCAGTGTTCCTTGTGTTCCTTGAGAACCAGTAGCACCAGCATCACCAGTACGAGCAAATGTAAATAAAAGTTCATCGTTATTGCTAAAGGTTCCGTTACCAGAAACATAAGCAACGTTAACACTAAACCAATTTGGTGATTCATCTGTAACACCAGAAATTGTATAAAGAGCAAAAGTAGAAATATCATTTTTCTTAGATACTTTTACGTGACCCTTGATTGTAGATGTTGAATCATCAATAGTGGTTAAGAAATTAGAAACATCATAGTTACCATCAGAAGGATTATCATCCAATGCAAGAATGGTTGCTGAGGCTAATGTAGCATTATTAAAACGAGCAAAATTATCGCCTGGGTCTGACATAGTTGTGCTAGTACTGAATGTGTATCCAACTGTAATACCACCAAATGAACCTTCAGCACCTTGTGCTCCAAGAGTACCTTGTACACCCTGTGAACCTACAGTTCCTTGAGTACCTTGTGCACCGTCAGTTCCTTGAGAACCTAATGTTCCTTGAGTTCCATCAGTGCCTTGAGAACCTACTGTTCCTTGCGCTCCTAATGTTCCTTGAGTGCCCTGAGAACCAACAGTTCCTTGTGTACCTTGAGAACCTAATGTTCCTTGAACTCCTTGAGAACCAACGGTTCCTTGTGTT